GACGCCGAAGTCGAAGATCACGCTGACCTCGATGCCATCGACGCCGGAGACGGGGCCGGTGGTGACCTGGGGGCCCTCGACGCCATTGAGGTAGCCGTAGACATAGACCGGCGTGGTCGGCGGTTCCGCGAAGAGATACCAGCGGTTGGCCGCGATCAGCGGCTCCACCACCGGCTGCAGCAGCCCGACATAGGGGTTCACGTTGGCGGACGCCGCCGGGGCGATGGCGGCGGTGAGCTTCAGCGCGGGGAGTTCCAGCGCCGGTCCCACCAGCACCCGCATGCTGCGGCCAAGGGAGATGGGCAGGCCGTCGAGGGTGCGCTGCTTCATGATGGCCTCGCGGCCCTTCGCGATATTCGCCTCGTCGAGCGGCGTGCCGGCCGCGGCCTTGTTCGCGCGCGCCGCCGCGGTCGCGAAGACCGGCGCGTTGCCGGTGAGCAGTGTCGGGCCGTCGCCATTCGCCAGGTTGATCAGCGCGTAGGCCGTCGCGTTCTCGAAGTCAGCGACGCGGCGGCCGATCATGGCGGCGAAGCCGGTGAAGGCGCCGAGGTCGTCATTGACGAGCATCTGGCGGGTGACGCGGATGCGGCGGGCGAAGGTCTGGAGGAGGACGATCTCCTGGCTCTCGGACATGGTGCCAGCCTGGATCTCGCCGTTCTCGGCCAGCGGCTGGAGGACGGGAAAGTCGCCGATGCGGAGGTGCCGGTGCGGCTTGAAGTCCCGGAAGTCGCGGCGGAGGAAGATCTGGCGATAGGTGGGGGCGGCGGGCGCATAGGCGGCGAGCAGCATCTTGTTGGCGGCGGCGGAGAGCAGGGCCGGGAAGTCGGAGGTGGTGTGGAAGGCGCGCTCGGCGAGGCGGACGGGATCGCGCGGGACCTGGGTGTCACCGTGCAGGGAGAGCAGCTCGCGGACCATGTCGGAGGGGCGCCAGCCCATGAACTCGGCGTGGCGGCCGTTCCCCTGCGGCTGGTAGCCGGGCATGGCGCGGGCGGCGATGGCCTCGGCCATGGCGTCGAGGATTTCCGTGCGCGGCGGGCCACCATGCGCCGCGGGGTTGGACGGCACGGAGGGCCGGGGCGCGTGGCGGACGAGGGTGTCGAACAGGGCGCGGCGGGTGTCGTCGGGGGACCAGCCGCGCTCGACGGCCTCCGTGCGCACGGCGGCCACACGGTCGGCGGGCAGGAGGGCGCGGGCGGCCTCGACGGCGGTGTCGATGCCGGCGATGCGGCCGCGCTCGGCGCGCACAGCCTCGGCGGCGGTGTCGGCGGGCGCGGCCGGCGGGGCGGTGCGGTCCGGCTCCGGCGCGGACGGGTGCTCCGGCGGTGCGGCCGAGGTGTCGGTGGTGTCGGGCATGATACGAAAATCCTCGTCAGGCAGGGCGGGTTCGATGGCGGGCATGGGGGAGCCCTGGTCCCCCTGCGCGCGGACGGGTCCCCACGGCGATTGCTCCGCAATCGCCGCGGGAGCCCGGACGGCGGCGTCGCGATCGACCGGGATCGGCACGACGGAGATCTCGAAGGGCTCCCAATCCACGGCGCGGTGGATGGTGGTGCCGGTGGCGGCGTCGGGCCGTGGCTCGTAGTGATGCACGCGATAGCCGACGCTGACGGCGCGGAGCGTGCCGTCGGCGATGCGCTGCCAGACGGGCTCGACGTCAGCAGCGCCTGAGAATTGCAGCGTGGCGTAGCCGCGGCCGCGCTCGATGCGGGCGGTGGTGACGCGGCCGAGCACGTCGCGGGCATCCATGCTGCGATGCGTGTTCAGCACCGGGGCGTGGCCCGAGCGCAGCGCGTCCATGCGCACCGCGTTCTGCGACATCTCCAACTCCTCGGTGATGAGGCCGAGGGCGGGGACGTAGTTCCTGGCCCGCGCACCGGTGCTCCACACGACCTCGACGGTGCGGGCGGCGCGATCGACGGTGGCGGGGGCGGTGATCGCGCGATGCGCGACAATCGACTGCCCATCGGTGGGAACCGGCACGGCCGGTGCGGGTCCATCGGGCGCAGCAGCAGCCTCCGGCGCGGCATCGCTGCCGCCCGGTTCGGTGGTCTCTGTCATCGTCAGTCCTGTGCCGGTGTCTCGGTGCGCGTCGGCGCAGCGGCGCCAGTCGCGGCGATCTCGACGGCGGCCATCTGCGCCGCGTCCTGCGCCGAGCCGGACTTCGCGACCCGGCGCGGGTCGGTGTCGAGCGAGATGCCGGCTTCGTCGAGCAGCGCATTCGCCTCGCGGATCATCTCCACTGCGGCCCGGAAGTCGTAGCCGAAGGCGCCAGCCGCCTCGGGCTGCGGCACAAAGCCGGCGCGCACCTGGGCGATGAGCGCCGTGGTGTCCTTCAGCGGATCGATCATCTCGTGCGCCGGCGGGACGTGGCTGACGCCGTCCGGCATCTCCGCTCGCCACAGCCCCAGCAGCGCGCCCTGGGCGTGGAAGCGATCCGCGATCGGCCGCACCAGCATGGGGATCAGCATACCGTACTGGACCTGCTCGCAGAGCCGGCGGAACTCGATCTTTCCCGCGCGCAGCGAGGAGTAGTTCGCCTGCGTCAAATCGCCGGAAACCTGGTCGTAGGTGAGGCCCGCGCCGACTGACGCGGCCTCGAGGGCGCGGCGCGCGAAGGCCGCGTGGCTGCCGCCGCCGGAGGGGTTCACCACCTCCACGGATCCCATGCCGCGGCGATACAGGATCATGCCCGGCTCGAAGCTCTCGACGGTGCGGCCCTGCGCGTCTCGGAGCAGACCGGCGGCAGCGCCAGTCAGCGCCTCGTCGCCCTCTTCCGTCACCACCGCGGCAAGGCACGCCTCGATCTTGGCCTTCATCAGCAGCGCGGCCTCGTAGTCGCCGAGGTCGCGCAGCCGTAGCAGGATCGGCGCGAGCCACGACACGTCGCGCAGCTGGCCGGGCCGGCGCTTGCGGTAGATGTGCAGCACGTCGCCGGCCGGGATGCGCTCGCTGCCGAGCCAGGTCGCGCCGGGCAGGATCCACGCCGCACCGGGATGGACGCGATGCAGCCAGTAGCCGATCGGCTCGCCTGCCTCTCCCAGCGCGATGCCTTGGATCGTGGCGGCGCCCGCCAGCATGCCGTTGCGCGCGGTGTCGAGGTGGTCAGCCTCCAGCACCTGCAGGCGCAGCCCGATCGGGTTCGCCGGTGAGCGCTGCGCCATCAGGAAGCGGACGAAGCACTCGCCGCTCTCGACGACGGCGCGCATGGCCAGCGCCTGCAGCCCGTAGAGGTCGAGCCGCCCCTCGGCGTCGCAGGCCGTGCTCTCCGCCCAGCGCCGCCAGGCATCGGCGTGGCGCTGATCCGGCCAGCGCGTCGTGATGCCGGCGCCGACCGCATTGCCGGTCCAGAGGTCGACGATGCGACTGGCATAGGGATCGTTCCTGACCGCATCGCGTGCGCGGCGCGCGACCGTCGCCGCGGCGATGCCGACCTCTGCCGTCGCGCTGCCGCCCGAGGGCGCCCAGGCCGAGGCGCGCTGGTCCTGCGCCGCGGCATAGCCGCGCAGGGCATTCCACGCATCCCGCAGCCGGCCCATCACTTGCTGCCCTCGCGGGAGAAGCTGGCGAACGTCACCCCGGGACGGCGCGCCGCCGCCGTCTCCGCGCCGCGCAGCACAGCGAGCGCCCGGCCGAGCTCATCGAGGCCGCGATATTCCACCGTCCGACCGTCGAAGCTCACGCGCGTGGTGCCGCCCGTGTAGGCCGCCGCCAGCGCCGCCGCGCGGCTGCCTGCCGGCTGCGCCAGCGCCCAGGCGAGGACGGAGGGATCCATGCACGTCCTCCCTTCAGCGCAGCCAGCCGCGGCGCGGTGCGAGCCAGCCGCGCGGACGATGCGCGTCGGGCGCGACCGACGTCGTCGACGGCGAAGCGACCCCAGCCGGTTCCGCCGCCGGCAGGGACAGCGCATCCGCCATCCGTGCCCAGCGCCCGTCGCCCCAGCCATCCATGCCGAGCGCGGCCGCGGCCGCACGCGCATAGACGCGGCAGTCCAGTGCCTCGTTCCGCTCGCGCGTCTTCACCCACTCAAGCCGTCGGAAGCCGTTGCGGCCCGCGCGGGCGACCAGCTGCTCTGCTGTGAGCTGCCGGCAGAATTCTTCGCCCGCGGCGTGGACAGGCAGATGCACATAGCCGGCGGGGAACGGATCACCGCTCTCCTCGGTCGGCCGCTCCAGCTTCAGCCAGCCATAGGTCTCGCCCTTCAGGAAGGACGAGCCGACCGGCCAGACCTTGAGCCCGCCGAGCTTCCGGCCGTTGCGCCTGACCTCCGTCGCCGCCGGCTGGCCGACCGCGGCGCGCAGCCCATCCTGGCCCTTCACGGCGATGGCGCGGCCGGCACCCGCGCGGCGAACGAACGAATACACCTCCGCCGTGGTCATGCCGTCGCCGCTGTCGATCGCGGCCATGCCGATGGGGAGCCGGTGCCCGCTGGCGTGCCGCCAGGTCTCGCCGAGCAGCAGCCGCAGTTCCTCCCACACCGCCGCCTCGAACGGATTGCCCGCGAGCACGCGGTGCTCGACCAGCCAGGACTGCCGGTCCGAACCCCAGGCCCAGACGCTGGCCTCCAGCCGGTCGCGCTGCACGTCGACGCCGGCCGTCAGCAGCAGCCCGCCCATGGGCACGGTGCCGGCCGGCCACTGCTCGCGGCGGTCGTAGAGCCGCCGCCAGTCCGGCGCCTCCCCCGCCTCCTGCCAGGTCTCCCCGAGCACGGTGTTCCGGAAGGTCTTGATCGCCCTGTCGTCGTCCTGGGCGGCGAGCCAGAGCCGGGCGATCTCCGACCACGGCATCCAGCCCGGCGGGGAGTAGAGTGCCGAGATATGGAAGCCGATGGCGTGCGGATCCGTCGCGTTGGCCGTTGCCCGCCATTCCCCCGCGGCCAGCATTGCCGCCTTGTGCTGCTCGCCGATCGGCGCGTCGCAGTCCTCGCAGAGATACCGCGCCGTCTCTGGCTCGCCGTCATCCCAGACCAGCCGCTCGAAGCGCAGGTGCTGGCGGTGGCCACAGTGCGGGCACGGGACGAAGTAGCGGCGCTGGTCAGTGGCGAGATACTCGCGCTCGATCCGCGACAGGCCGGCGATGGTCGGCGTCGAGACCAGCAGCATCTTGCGGCGCCAGCCGAAGGTCCGCGCGCGGGCCTCGGCCAGCGCGATCGGATCGCCCTCGCCCTCGACGTCACCGGGATAGGCGTCGATCTCATCGAGGAACAGGAAGCGCGCTGACATGGACCGCAGGCCGACCGCGCTGTTCGCGCCGGTCATCACCAGCTGCCCGCCGGGGAACTCCTTCGAGAGCTGCCGGTTGCCCGAATCCCTGCTCCGCGCTGGTGCGACGCGTTCCCGGATTGCCAGCGTCTCCTCCACCAGCGGATCGATGCGCTGGTCCGAGAAGCGTTTCGCCAGTTCGGTCGTCGGCTGAACCGCGAGCATCGGCCCCGGCGCGTGGTGGATGACGTAGCCAATCCAGTTGTTGCCGCACTCCGTGCCGCCGACCTGCGCACCCTTCATGAACACCACGCGCCGCGCCGCGCGCGCAGGCGACAGCGCGTCCATGATCTCGCGGAGATAGGGCGTGCGGCCCGTGCGCCACGGACCGGGTTCCGCTGACCCGCGCGAGCCGAGGAGGCGATGCTTGTCCGCCCATTCCGAGACCAGCAGCGTCGGCTCCGGCATCATGCCGTCGCGCCAGGCCTGCAAGATCTCGGCGTCGCCGTCGAAGCGGCCGAGCTCCTCCAGCAGATGCTCGCTAGGCATCACGACACCTGCACCCGGACATCGTGCCTGGCGGCGAGATGCTCGCGCAGCCGCGTGTCCATCATCGTCTGGAGCCGGTGCGCATCGACGCCGAGCTCGGCGGCCATCTCCGCGGCGACGCGGGCCGGCCAGGCGAGGATGGCGTCGCGCTCCTCCTTGGCGAGGCGGTGGACCAGCAGCAGGGCGCGGGCCTTGTCGACCAGCTTGCCCTTGCGCTCGTCGAGCCGCAGCCGGCGCTCCTGCGCCTTGAGCACCTCGTTCGCCGTGCGCGCATCGTGGAAGGTGTTCTGGGCAGCGCGGGGCAGCGGGTCGGCGGCGGGAGGGGTCGCAACGACTGGTGGCGGCGCGACGGCCCGCGGCGGTGCTGGCGCAGGCTGCGCCAGCATCGCGGTCTTCCGCGCCGGGTCGCTGCTGTCGGCGAGCCGCGCGCGGACCTTCTCGACGTCCCAGGCGCCGTCGGCCTCGGGGGCGATGCGGCCGGCGCGCTGGGCCTTCTGCAGCGCCGTGTGGGAGATGCCGAGGCGGCGTGCCACCTCGCGCTGCGAGGCCACGCGGCCCGGCTGCGCGGTGGCGATCATGATGTGATCAAGACTCCCCGAAGATCGCAATGCGCATCGCGCCTATGGCGCTTGGCTCAGCCCCCGCCGCAGCGCGAATGGTCCGTCACGCGCGGAGCACCGCGCAGCAGATGGAGAGCACGATGA